ACGATATAGAGAAGAGGCTGAGTTAAAATTAAAGGAATATGCAAAGACTGTGTTTAAACAGCAGATTGCGCAGGTTGAGTCTGCAAGAGAAAAAGCAAATTCTATAAAAGAAGAGGTTGATGAGGAACTACAGCAAAAGAGGGATATATTTGTTATTGCAGAGGCAGTAGCATTTGCCGCAGCTGGAATTAACGATGGAGCCAATATAGCTAGTAATTTAGCGCAGGGGAGCATCAACTTGCAGCCAAACGAAGGACCGCTGAACAGCTTGTTTAGGAACTACTCACAACTTAGTCGTATTATAGCAAATGAACGGCCAAACAATGCTATACTTATTGAAATAAAGAAAAACTGGAAATTATTAGATGCAGTCTTGCTGATTGGAAAGCTGATGGAAGAGCTGACACAGCAGAATGCGGATGCAATAGTGAGCCAGTTGCGATTGTCTTTAGCAAATAACCAAGCAGTGAATAGCGTTAGACAGGCCGTTATCAATTTCATTGAAATAATACAAAGCGGAGCTGATCCACTGCGACTATTGAATTTTGTGCTAGATTTAAGATTGGAGCAATTTACAGTAACACCGGTTCAAGATTACTTATACAACGTAGAGCAAACTTTTTACAAACCTGCTCGAGTGTTTGCAAAGGATGTGTTAGGTAGAGAGGTCCAAGGAAGTTTGATTATAAAGTTGTTTGACTTACTAGCAAAATATTATAAGAAAGTCAAACGATTAATTGATAATTTCGTAGAGACGAAGTTGGCTAGGCCGCTTGAGGAAGTGCTTAAGCAAAAACAAGAGAAAATTCAAAAGCAGATAAATAGTAAACTGAAAGCTAGGTTGAAGAAGCGAGTTGATTCCGAAGGACGGTTTTTAACCTTTGCTCTGTACCAATCACTACTGGCATATTGGACTGGAGCTACTTGGCAAGGTACTGGCTTAACTGGAACGGTTGTAGTTATAAGCCCAGGCACATTCCCAGCTCCGCCAGCAAATATTCCAGCCGAGGAAGGTATTACAAATTACGTAGGAGAAATCTCAAGAATATTTCAACAGCATATAGCAACAATAAATGGCACATATGTTCTACAATTACCACCACCAGCAGCTCCAACAATCGTACCTTGGGTGGGTTATAATTAAAAACGAGTATATTTATAATAAAAGAGAAAGCTATGTCAAAAACACAACAACTAGTCCTGCAAATTAAAAAACTAATTAAGGAAGAGGTTAAAAAACAGGTACAAACTCAGGTTACACAAATACTTTCCGAGCAACGACTCCTGCAGGAGGGAAAGCACTCAACCAACACGCCACCCCGCAAAGCCTTCAATTTTAACGTACAGCTCGATGAACCACTCCTCGAGGACTACGATATGACGTCAATTAACGGCATCTTAGGAGCAACTCAGGCACAGATGAGGAAAGAGGATTACGAGGAACTGGATGCTACAGATGGGACAGATGTGTTTGTAAAAGATTATTCGACTGTATTGAAAGAATCATATAAAATAAGCGGAAAATAATGGCTCGACAGACCTTTGTACTTACGGATTTAGTTAGTGAGCAGAACATACCGCTAGGTCTAGATCTGCCTATGAATAATAGTAGGGGTGCAAACTTTCAAATGAATTATACAACAATAAAGCAGGCAAGAGCAAATCTACTCAATTTATTGCTAACAAGCAAGGGTGAGAGAGTTATGCAGCCGACCTTTGGATGTGATTTGGATAAGATTGTTATGGAGCCGCTTACTGATTTTTTACTAGATACAGTACAAGTAACTATTGAGAGTGCAATAAACACATGGCTACCTTATATATCAATACAAGAGTTGGACGTTTACAGACCTGATGGCAAACCAAACACACTAGGCATCAGCTTAACTTTTAGCTTACTAAACAACACTATAGAAACGGAGTCAATTGAGCTTCAAATAACACAATAAGATGGCAACACCTTCGCTAACTGATATAAGATATTATGGAAGAAACTTTACAGATCTCAAGCAGAGTTTAATTGAGTTCGCCAAAGTTTACTATCCAAACAGCTACACTGACTTCAACGAGGCATCACCAGGTATGATGTTTATTGAAATGGCTGCGTATGTCGGTGATGTATTAAATTACTATATAGACTCCCAGCTAAAGGAGAGCTTATTGTTAAATGCATCTGAGCGTAAAAACGTCTTAGCAATAGCAGCGGCGATGGGTTATAGAGCCAAACTAGCAATCCCGTCAGTAGTTGATTTGGATGTTTATCAGCTACTACCAGCAAGTGGTAGTGGTGCAAACACAGCACCCGATATGCGATATGCACTTAGAGTAGAACCAAACATGCAAGTTGTGGGTGCTGATAACATAAATTTTATTGTTAGTAATGGATTCGACTTTTCGCAAGATACTTATGATAGTCCAACAACAATAAGTGTCTATCAAATAGACCAGGTAACAGGCCAGCCAGAGTACTATTTAGCAAAAAAGCGAGTTCAAGGCATATCAGCAACGACCGCAACATCAACCTTCACTGTAGGTCCTGCTACTAAGTTTTTCAAAGTACAGCTGCCAAACCCAGACGGTAACTTAATTGGAATCCAAAGCATAACCGATTCAGACGGCAATACTTGGACCGAGGTTGATTATTTAGCGCAGGAGACTATTTTTGAGAAAGTAACAAACACAGCCTACAATGATCCAGAGTCAGCAGTGTATAGCGATGAGACGCCTTATTTGTTAAAATTAAAAAAGGTACCAAAGAGGTTTATAACAAGAGTAACTCCAGCAGGCCTAGAGATCCAATTTGGCTCAGGCACATCGACAACCCCAGATGAGGAGCTACTACCATTGCAGGAGAATCTGGGTCTAAACCTGCCAACTGGCATAATAAACAACGACGTAAGTTATGATCCTACAAATCCGGTGTTTACACAGACATACGGTGAAGCGCCAGCAAATACGACGCTGACAGTAACTTACCTGATAGGCGGTGGAGTATCAAGCAACGTTGCTGCGAATACGGTAAATTCAATTGTGGGTGTAGCGACAGATACTGCAGCATTGCCGGCAAGCACAGGCATCCTTAATACTCAGATAATTAACAGCTTAGCGGTTCTAAACCCAAACCCAGCAAGTGGGGGTAGATCTCAGGAAGGCATTGAAGAAATACGGCAGAATGCATTAGCAACACTAACCTCACAAAATAGAGCTGTAACTAGAGAGGATTATATAATTAGAGCACTATCGCTACCGTCAACCTTTGGCAGCGTGGCTAAGGTATATATTGCAGCAGATGAGCAAGCAAATTTTGAAACTGTTGTTGGGAGTGATTACATAAAGAATCCGCTAGCGCTAAATATGTATGTACTAGGATATAATGCGCAGAAGCAGTTAACAGAGCTGAATGATGCTGTGAAAAACAACCTAAGAATGTATCTGTCACAGTATAAAATGCTAACTGATGCAATTAACATAAAGGATGGATATTACGTTAATATAGGCGTTAATTTTGCTATAGTTGCAACACCGCAAAGTAACTCAAACGAAGTGATTATTAGGGCTGTAGAAGCAATGAAAAACTACTTTAATATTGATTTATGGCAGGTTAATCAGCCAATCTATTTGACAGATATATATAATACCTTGCTACAAGTACCTGGAGTTCAAAACGTAAGCAATGTTATAATTTACAATCTAAACAATACTACACAAGGTTATTCACCAATCGAGTATGATATCAGTGCAGCAACTCAAAATGGTATTATATATCCAAGTTTAGATCCAAGCATATTTGAAGTAAGGTTTCCGAATACAGATATTAAAGGAGCAATAACAACATTCTAATTATGATATACGGCATTTATCCACTATCGGACGCAACTATATACGAGGCAAGTGAGTCAACCACAGCAGGTCTACCTAATCCGTCAATTATTAATACCGGACTGGATGCTATCCTAGATATTAGTAAAACCTTTGATGGTGCAGAGAATCCGTATAATAGCAGAGCACTACTCAAATTTGACCTAGCAGCGATTTCACAGAGCATATCTGCAGGACAAGTAACAAATCCTAGGTTTTACTTAAGCCTATATACAACAGAAGCAGAAGAAATACCAGTAAACTATACACTATATGCATATGCAGTATCACAGAGCTGGAATATGGGAACAGGGCGTTACAGCAATATACCACCAACAACTGATGGGGTATCGTGGACGTATAGATTAAACTCAACAAACACAGGATCAGCCTGGCGAACAGCATCATTTGCAGCTGGTAGCACTGGCTCCTTTGCGTCAAATCGAGGAGGAGGTACTTGGTATACAGCATACGAAGCAACACAGTCGTTTAGCTATCAAACTACGGATGTGCGTATGGATGTGACCAACATTGTAAGAGCATGGCTCAGCTCCTCAGTTGCAAATGACGGTTTTGTTATTAAGAAATCGGATATCGATGAAGCGAGTGATAACACCTTTCTTAGTCTAAAGTTTTTCTCTAGAGACACAAATACAATATATTCGCCTAAGCTGGAAGTAGCTTGGGACGACAGCACAATCGCTACCGGTTCGCTATCGCCACTTGGTGATATTTACTCAAGCGTAATTTATATAAAAAATAATCAAGCAGAGTATGTAAAGGATAGCAGAGTTCGGTTTAGGATTGGAGCAAGAGCCCAGTACCCAGCCAGAGCTTTCGTAACTCAATCATCATATGTTACCGCCAACAACTACCTACCAACAAGTAGTTATTATGGTGTAAAATATCTAGACAAGGAGGATTATGTAATTCCAATTGATGAAAATTATACTAAGATCAGCTGTGACAGCTCAGGCAATTACATCAATTTGTGGATGGATGGTCTTCAGCCAGAAATTTACTACAGATTTGTATTTAAAGTTGTTAATTCAACCGGAACTTTGTATATTGACAAGAAGCGTGATTTTATCTTTAAGATTACTAGGTAATGTTCAATGGAAGAGTTCGTATTAATCTACCTCAAACATCCTCACTTAATGAGGACTTAACTGTATACACACTATATCCAGGACCGCCAGCAGAGCCACCAGTTATATTAAGAGAGATTGGATCGTATTTTAAATCAGTCTCTGAAAAAAGACAAGGTGAGTATGGGCTCTATGTTGATGAGAATAATACAATAACAACCATTGTAAATCAAAACATCACCTTACAGATTGAAGCCTATAGTAGTATTGACATTGTTAATGGACAAGTAACTACGAAGATTGGTGAAAACGAACTACAATATGTTTGGAAAAAGGACGGTGTTCAGATTAGAACAACAGCAACAGCGCAACCAAATAGAAATAAACTGCAATTAAACAACCTACAAGAAATAGACAGTGGAGCATATACGTGTGAAGTAACAAACGATGTAGGCACAGTAGTTGGTGATCTGTTGACAATAGTTGTTCAAGATCCAATTGGCGTGACTGATTTATATAATAATTTAGTCACAAACGGCAATGGCAGTCAACAGCTGCAATCATGGACTGAGGTGTCAACGGGCGGTCGTGAAGTTGTAACAGAAACGATGGCTAATAATACAAACAATACCATCTTAACTGGAAACCAAGCTAGAGATGCGGCAGTAAGAGGTTACGTATATCCAGACCACTTTAATGATGTGGATTTAGATATAACACCATTTAATCCTACTTCCGAAGTTGACGCAAATGCTCCGGTTTTTGAAAAGGAACCAAACAAAACACTGTTAGGAAACTTAACATACTTCACAAGATCAAAGATAGTTAATTATGATCAGGATGGTAGCAAGAAGGTACAAATATACCAAGATATAGATGTTAATTCAATTCAAAAATACATAAAGGGTGTTGTGTATGGTGTTGAAGGGGTACAAATAACTTTGCAATGTTTTTTGGGCAACGCTGTAAGTTATTTCTTGAATAAGAAATTACAACAACCACCATCTGGAAATAATAGAGTGCCGGTTGATCTAGTTGGATTTCAGATACAAAGACCACTTCCGAGATTGCAATTGGCCAACTTAGATTATGTCGAAGTGCGGGCAGAAGATTATACAAGGGTTTATATAGAAGAATACAACGGTGCGTCGTTGGTTAAGATACATGGGCCGCTACTAGATCCATACAGATCTAAGGTTATTAAGCAGACAGCAGCAGCTCAGGATGGGACTGGTGACGTGTATGAGACTGGATATGTCATGTACGAGAATGCGAGGTTTGAAGAGCAGATAGGTAGGACTAATAATTTGTATAAGTATTTTGAGGAAAATGGCATTAATTCAAGCAAGCACAGCTTGGGGCAGCTTATATTTCTGCGCAAGTTAAAAATACCTAAACTAAACGAAAATACAAACAAGCTAAGGGTTAAGGTGATCTTTGAACACGAAGGCTTTCAGCAATTCGAATTCGATGCACCAGGAGATAAAGTGAAGAGATTTACAACACCATCAATATTACTAATGCCAAGCTACACAAGAGATATTGCAACAAATAAGAGCAGTAATCAGGATTTTGTCATAAACAACTACAAGTTTAAGAAGGCAGCATTACCACAAGACCCAACACCATCAGAGGTGTTTCCACTATATGGTCAGCCTAGGCACTTTGCAACGGGATTCCATTTATCAGCATCGCCTATATTTATAAGAAGCAGTCAGGTGACGTTACCTAGTCTGGATGTTGTGATAGGTACAAGCGAAACACCAAACATAGAAGGTACACGTGACAGGCGTGAATTTGGACAAACAGTAGAATGATAACTAGATACCAAAGAGAGAGAGCAGACATCGCAACAGCAATATCAGGCAGCAGCTCGATCATTGCTGATAGGTCATTTACAACATTTACACTATTACCAAGTGTGAATCAGGCACCAACAATAGGAGGCCAACCAATTGACAATATAACTCAGACAACTTGGGTAGACAGGCTCAACGGTGAGCTAATATATCAAGATAAGACAGACCTATTTTTTAATAACACTGTCAATATTGTAGAAGGCACAGCATTTGCAATGTCAACAGTAGCAAACAACCCAGCAAAAAGAAATACACAAGAAGGGCTAAGTTATGTTTGGAAACGAAATGGCTTAGTGCTACAGGACAGTAGATTCGAAAACACAAGCACTTTAGTCTTTGAATCTACACAATCCAGAAAAGATAAGTCGGGAATTTATATATGCGAGGTAACAAACGAATTCGGCACAACAGCAACCGATCCAGTTACTTTGAATATAATAAATCCAGCAACAGAAACTGTATTCACAAAAAACATACTAGAGGATGGATCTGGTGATGCTAATCTAGAAGAATGGTCACAGGATGGTGATAAGGTTAGGCCATTAGAGTTTTTGGATTTTTATACAACAAGAGGCTTTGCCAGCATAACTAAAAATGGTTTTTTCAGATTTTCTAACGATCAGCGAGCAGATCAAGCGCAGTCTAAACTTATAGGTAACGACAACCCATCACAACCATATGCAGCGTTCTTTCCTAGTCCAAAACTAATCGATGACAATACACCATATAATCTAATCGAAAACATATCACCATATTATATAGGATTGGCTCCGTTTGAATACGGCAATCGTAATCAATATGCAATTAGTCAGTTTATTCCATTAGGTGATTATTTTGATTACGTAGATGGTGCAGCTTATGGAATTAACGGATGTAACTACGAGCTATTTCATTACCTAGGCGCAGGCATAACAAAGTACGCACTAACCTTTAATGGTGGCTTAGAAGTCACATCGTCCTATCAACCAACAATTGAAATATACCCAGACTCGGAGGAATATCCAGAGGACATTTTTGATATTGATCTAGTGCCAGCCGGATATGATGAAGTGAATGGGTTTATACAGTTTGTAGACTCAAATGGTAATATATTATCTAGAGATTTATTTAACAATCCATCACTGACAGATTTAGCGGCAGTAGTGAATAAGCCACAAATAACTAGGGCAGACGTGCAGGAACTATTTCAACTGGTACCAAATAGGAAGGTGGATTTCACTAAGCTAATTAAAAAGCTCTATAACTTTCCAGGAGGCGATCAGGAGCCATCTTTTAATCCATCTAGTCAATATTGGAAGTTACCTTTCTTTAGAGTTCGTGATTCTCGTGGTAACAATGCTGCAGATGTGCTAAAAGCTGGATTAGATCAAGACGTATTTGATATAGAATGCGTACCAGCAAGTAACTATACATACAATATAACACTTAAAGTTGAGGATCGGTCTAAGCCAATTATAATTAGACACAAATCTGATGGAGAACTGGAGACACAGTATGACGTGCTTCAGGACGGAGAGCCACTATTACCGCTATCTGACTTTAATGATTTGCAGAGGTACATTAGACATACAAGATTGCGCCTACTTTTAATGGAACTAACACTGGACACAGTAACGTATGGTGTAGATATTACAAAGAACATACCAGGTCAGTACAGTACAGATCAAACTTTAGGAACACTGTTGTGTTTATATTTTACAATGATAACCACAGCAGCAGAATATGAGTCCCCAGCAGATAGGGATGTGTGGGACTTTGGTAGAATAAGACGTATATCAAACGAATTGCTTGGATATGCTGTAACAGAGCAGGCGGGTAGTACATACTTAGATGTGTTTGGTAAGATATGGAGAAAGTACGCTAACGCACGTGGCGGAGCTAACAAGCCAGGCATTGATAGTGATTGGCTGTATATTGTTAGCTATCTAAACACAGACTTTAGATTTAGAAAATTATCGACTATCTTATATAGTCAGCTATACGTAGGACCAAATAATCAACCTAGGATTACTTTTGGCAGCACAACAGCAGTCTCAAATAACATACTCAACAGATTATTTCCTAGGTTGCCCCTTGCCGATCAGCGAAGATTGAAGGCAGATTATTTTAAACTGATTGAGCAAGATATAGCACGAGATGATAAGCAAAAATTACCACTAGGTATGCAACCACAGACACAGCGTCTAGGTTTGTTTGTAAATCTAAGCTCTAGAATATATGGTAGCTACACACCAGGTGGTGCGGCTTTTTTTGCATATAACTTAACTGGAAGCATCCCACCAGGAGCTAGAGGTGCAAGTGTTCAATACAGATTTACAACAGACATAAACACAGCAATAGACCAACCAGAAGATTGGCCATCTTCCAAAATAACCTTAGACGGGTATAGTGTACATGGAAGTCCTCGTATGGGTGTAGCATCATCAACGCTATTAGTAAGACCGGTATTGACAGCAACTAATGCAGCATCTCCATTTATATCAATTCCACAAAACAATGTTTGGTATAATGCTTTGAGAAACAATACACAGCTACAGACGATAC